CCTGTCCCTGCAGTACTCACGAGCTGCTTTCCACTTCGCTTGGTTTTTGGCATAAGTCGCTACCTCTGTTATATAACGCTTGGATTTACGTTTCGAGTGTTTTGGTTCAGAGCATTGTGCTTTGGGTTTAACCTCTACTAAGTATTCTTTAACTCCACCTGGTTCCTTTACTTTCATATAGAAATCTGGGAAATATAGATGGTACCTATTGTCTAATGGAGACTTATAAGGTATAACAATTTCTTCTGATGACCACTTGATTACAGTTTTAGTGGTATCGCAAAAATTCATGAACTTGAGTTCCCAAAGGGATCGGTATACTATCTGGGTTGGATCTCCATTGTATTTCCGATAATTCTTTGGCTTAAACTTTCCTTTGTAACTGGGCATAAATAAAAATGTCACCCCTGTGTAATATTTATGACAACTCTTAGTAAATCACAGCAATCGGTCACAACATTCGTTTCACGGATCCTTGGGGATGGTGGTATTTCATCATCTAACCAATATCATGTTGAGTTTTCAGATCCATTGTCAAAAGATGGTGTAGTACGTCCATTGACAGCTCATCTTGATTTTCACTATGGTGTTCATTTGAATACTGGTGGGGATTCTGATTCTGTCACTAAGGTTGTTATGCTTGCTAATGAAGTTCAGATACCTGGTGTATCTATGACTGCTCAAGATGTTAGAGGAGTATATAAAGGTATAAATATGAAGCCAGCAATGGCAAAAGTATACAATGAGATGGATATGTCATTCATCTTGGATGTCAACTCTATGCCTTTTAGAATGTTTAAGGGATGGCAGGATTTCATTGTAGGTGATCAAGTCACTGACATTAGAGATGGATCAGCAAGTGCTCAGACACATGTTCAACGTTTTTATGATGATTATACTATGAATATAAAGATAACTAAATTAGAGAAGCAGTGGCCTGGTCAGGCCGATGTAGTAATCCCTCCTGAGATTGAACATTGGGCACCATGGAGTATAACGCTACATAAAGCATACCCATATATGGTATCTTCTATACCATATAGTTCTGGATCTTCTCAAGTCGTTAAGTTATCTGTTGGATTGTACTATGAACGCTCTTACTTTATTGATCCAGATAAGGAGTCAGGAAAAGTATCCAAACGAATGGATCAAGATGCCTTTATTAAATAAATTGTAATTAACTATGCCATTACCTGAAATTGTTACACCAGTCTATGAACTGGTGGTGCCCTCTACTAAAAAGAAAATCAAATATCGTCCTTTCTTAGTAAAAGAGCAGAAGATTCTTATCATTGCTTTAGAGAGTAATGATACCAAGCAAATTATTGATGCTATAGAGCAGATATTTAAGAACTGTATAAAGTCACGCTTTAAGATGGATGATCTTGCCATCTTTGACGTAGAATATATTTTCTTACAACTACGTGGTAGATCTGTTCAGGAGACTATTAATATTCAAGTACCTTGTGATGATGATCCAGAGGTTAAAGTAGATGTTACATTCCCTGTTAATATGGTTGAAGTGTCTTTCCCAGAAGGACATGAGTCAACTATAAAATTAACGGATGAGATTACAGTTCAGATGAAGTATCCTAACATGGAATACTTTGCTAAGGTTAACTTCCTTGAAGAAGAACCTAATCCTTTTGAATTGATATCAACGTGTATTGATAGGGTATATAATGGTGCTGAAGACTGTGGATCATTCACTGCTGATGAGGCACAAGACTGGTTAGAGAGTTTGACTACTGAACAGTTCGAGAAGATTCAAAAATTCTTTGACACTTTACCTACTCTTAAGCATGAAGTTAATGTCACTAATCCTAGTACAGGGGTTAAGACTATAGCAACGATTGAAGGTCTAGTTAATTTTTTCGGATAGCCCTCTTTCAGGAGGGCATTGAGAGGTTTTATACTACAAACTTTTCATTGGTACAACACCATAAATACACTTTGAGTGACATTGATAATATGATCCCGTGGGAACGGGACATTTACGTTAACATGCTAGCTAAATGGTTAAAGGAAGAACGAGATCGTTTGGAAGAACAACGTCGTAAACAACGTAGATGAGTACAGTAAAGGCAACTAGGAGAGCAAGACTCTCAGCAATGCTAGGCACTAAGTTAGGTAGACCCTCACTTAAGGTCAAGAAGTCTGCTGAGAAGATGCTTGATGCTGAGCTGGATTATATTAATTATTTGAGGAGTCGGAAGAAGTTATTCTTCATGACTCAGATCCAACAGACACGTGTTCAAGTTAGTAAAAAACAAGGATTTGGGGAAGATGATAATATAGATTATGGTAAACGTGGTCGTTTCTTCCGACCCCGTAGGAATAAAAAGGTTAAGAACTGGGGTAAGGGTAATAGAATTGGTAGATTCTTCCGTAATGTTAAAGCTAGTGGGTTAAAATTCGGTAGAAAGATCAAGTATAGTCTTCCGGGGAGACTTGTTCGTGGTGGTGTCAGGAACGTACAAAATGCTGGACGATTTGTAGGTAGACAACCAGGTAGATTGTGGAGAAGTGTCAAGCCTGTACTAGGAAAGGTCAAAAATAAAATTGGTGATGGTCTAAACTTTGTCAAAAGAGCTGGTTTGAACGTAATGCGTTCTATTAACACCAGTATAGGTAATGCGTTTAATTGGGGTAAGAGACATGTAGGTAATGCGTTTAATTGGGGTAAGAGACAAGGTACCAATGCTGTAGACTTCGTTAAGAGAAAGGGTGGAGAAGGTCTTGGTTTCGCAATGAAACAAATCAATAGAATTGGGAATACTCCAGCAGCGAAATCATTTAAGACATGGTTGAGTAATCCTGCTGTACAGAAGAAGTTAGCAAAGCTTTCTTTGAAGAATGGTGGTAGAATGATTCCTATTGCTAGTACAGGACTAGCAGTGGCAGATATGGAACATTATGCTAATAGAGGGGATTGGCTTAAAGTCATACTTGCTACCATAGATGCTGGTGCTTCTGGTACTGAAGCTGCGTACACTACTGGTGTGGGAGCACCTATTGGTGCTACTGCTTCTATTATTGCTAATGCTGCTGGTTGGGGATTAACTGCTCTAGAGTTGATTGATATCCTTAGGGGTAAGGATCCATTTGCCAGGAAAGTCAGGAACCAAGACCTTGAAAAGTTGGCTGAAGGTGCTCAGGTTTCATCTCCAACGAAAGCATTGATTGGTGAAGGCGGTGAGTCTGAATTTGTCATACCTCAGAGTAAGTTAGGTAGTTCTTATCAGAAACTATTAGAACATGTTATTGGAATTATTACAGGTGCTGCTCGTGGGTTCTTGGAGAAACTTCCTGTTAGTGCTCTAACAGCACAGGGATTGCTTGGTGAGATTACTCGGATTGAAGCACAACTTGGTATTACACCTAAGCCTATATCTGAATTTAAAGGTGGTAAGATATCTAAAACACTTAAAGGTTTTGGTAAGAAAGGTAGTGATATAATTTACAATACTATTAATAGGATAGAGGATGTAGTGAGTAGTGTAATAAGTCAGGTAGCACCAAATCCTCAATTAGATCCTGTAACTGTTGGTACTGGTGGACCATCTAAGGAAGGTAGTTCTAATAATGAACCACCACAGCTGACTCAGAGTATGATCTCTGGTTATCCAGTTACATCTTATTATGGTGCTACTGCGGGTAGGAGTAGACCTCACGGTGGTGTTGATGTTGGTACTCCCGTTGGTACTCCCGTATCCTTCGCAGTTCCAGGTCAGATCCTAGCTGCTGGTAAGTACGGTGACTATGGTAATCTTATGGATGTTTGGTTACCTAGTGCTAATATACAAATGCGTATTGCTCATCTAGTTTCCTTCGTAAAAAAATCTGGGAAATTTGAAGCTGGAGAGACTTTAGCTAAGACTGGTGGTGCAAAGGGAGATGCTGGTTCTGGTAGTTCTACTGGACCTCACCTTCACTTTGAGGTTGATACAATAAGAGATTCTACAAGGTATGGTGGATCTGGTAATCCTTTACCCTACTCTGGATTTATCCAGTTAACTGGAGTACAACCAGGTCAGGGTGGTAATACTGGTGGACCTTCTCTGGGAGCATCATATGGGCATCCTCTCAGTTCTACTGTTAAATGGCCCAGTAGTGGTGGTTCCATGGGTGGACCTTCGCTAGCCCCTAACGAAAAGACTGGTAGTTCTATGTCCAAGCAGATCTCATTTATTCCTATACCAATAAAAGTACTAGAAACAGTACCAGTTCAGGTACCAGTACCATTTCCAGTCAATAAGAAGACTGCTAGATCATTTGGTGTTGATCCATTATCAGGTAGATACGGAGAACTTTAATGGCTAATTTAGAAAAGTTTCCAAGCGTAGAAAATGTACATGAGGTCTTGACTGATCTTCATGATCTTTTTGATGATCGCACTAAACTCCTCTCTACTATGTTTAAGGAGGATAAGTATAAAGATTTCTTGATGGCTGAGAATGTTCAGCAACTTGTTGAGGCAGATAAGAGGGATGATGCTACTAATAATAGAATAAGAGCTGATCTTGCTGATGGATATGAAGTCCTTAAGGCAAAGACTTCTTTAAAGAAATTTTCAACTCGTGTAGATCCCAATAGTGTTCCACCTATGGATCTTGATGATATCAGTAGTGAAGATTTACTGGAGTCACAGGGATATACAGAGCAAGCACAAGAACCACAGATAATTGAGAGAGAAGGTCCACCAGGAAGAGATGGTAGGGACGGTAGAGATGGTGTTTCTAGTGGTAGTACTGATGCTCCCAAAGGACCACCAACGACAACAACAGGGAAATCTCAGGCACCTGATAGGAAACTAGCTAAAGGTGGTGTAGTTAATCCTCTGGATGGACTATCTCTTGGTAGGAGAATGGTTACCAATGATAGTACTACTAGACCTTCTACTAAGAGTTCTTCTCAGTCTTTGGAGGACATTGGATTAGTTGGTGATAAGAACCCTATTACTACATTAACTAAAGACCTAGGATTAGACAAGTATAAGAAGATATTATCTAAGGCAATGACACTGCCTATGAGGGCGGTTGCTGCTGGACTTGCGGGGTTATTGGAAAATATAACCATGCCTGGTGGTCAGTATGATAATGTTAAGGAACAAGTCAATTCAATATCAACCGCATTTGATTTACCTTCTACTTCTGTTCAGAAAAGTGAATGGGATCCTGGAGCATTAGGTAGTGGAACTACTATTGCTGATGCTAGTCAGACTAAGAAGTTGAATCTTCTCAATCCATTTGATTGGCCACAGATATTAGATGAAGCAGATAAAGCTAGATCAGGTGAACGTGGTAATGTAGAAGGTGGAAGTGTTCCCAACAGCATAATGAATTATAATCAAAGGAATGCTGAATATATGAAGATGTTGGGTGGTCCTAGTTTAAACTTGTCGCAGTTGATAAGTGGTGGAGGGGATTTGGCATCATCAATGAGTAATGTTCAGAGTAATATGAAGACGAGTATCTCCAATCTATCAATGAGTTCTAAATCATTTGCTCAGAGTCAGCAAAATATACGTAATAGTATGAGTAGCATATTGACTGAGACTCTAGGTGGTATAGCACCTGCTGATGCTGGTTCATCTACGCTTAACCAAGATATTAATTCCTTAACAAACCAAGTACTTGAGAGTAATGAAGAGATAATTAATGAAGGTACTTCTGTTATGGTAAATAGTGGGAAGGAAATAATGAACAACATGCAAATGACTCTTGCTGCCTTTGGTTCTTCTTCATCGAAAGGATCTCCTGGTATTAAGAGTAATCCCTTACAATCACCAGAACTAAGTGTTAGTAAATATTTGATTAATGCCATCTCTATTGTTCAAGGTGGCGAGACCAATCACGATCTATTATGAAGAAGCAGGATTTTACTCTAGAAAATTTAGTTATAGAAGTGGATGAGACTGAGTTTATTCTTACTAGGAATGAACTGCTTGAAATACACTATATGGAGGATATTACTAAGTCTAATATCGTAGTAGCATTGACAATCACTGATACTCAGTCATCTATTGTTTCTAAGCTTTTTGGTATGGAACCAATACTTGTATCATGGACATGTAATGATACTACCGTTACATTGCCATTAATAATCTATGATATCAAGGATCGTGTATTATTCAAGGGTAAGAGACGAGCTACCATATATTGTTGTTCACGTGATGCTATTAATAATGCTTCTGCTAAACTCTCTATAAGATTTGGTAGTGGAGGGGGAGAATCAATATCTGATATAGTAAGGCGTTTACTTGAGACTACATTAGGAAGTACTAAGACTATTAGTACTGACGATACAGAGACAAAGATATCATTCATCAGTCCTTACTGGGATCCATTTACTATAATATCATGGATGTCATGGAGAGCCATTCCTGTAGTAGAAGAAGCAGAGTTTAAGCCTAGTGCTGGTTATTTGTTCTGGGAAACACCTATGCAATATAATTTCAGATCTATGGATTTGTTGTGTCGGGATGAAGTTAAGAAAACAATTTTAGTTGGACATGAAGATAAACCTGAGGACTACGATGAGAATGTAGTCCATGTTGATTCATTTACTATTAGTGGTTCTAGTGATGTCTTTAGGGGATTGAATCTTGGTAGTTATAATAGTACGATGATGACTATAGATCTTAAAGATTTTAGTTATAAGGAGATACCTTTCAATGTTAATAAGTATTATGATAGTATGGTGAAGATGAATAAAGATTCTGTACTACCAAAGTATTATGAGGATGTATTTGGGGATGGTTCACAGCAGATTCAACCAACTAGAATAATGTCTAGAGTGATTGACACTGCTATGTACACTGAGGGTAAGTACACGCAGGATTTAACAAGACAACTTTCACAGTCTATGATAAGAAATCAATTCTTCTTCAATCAGGCTGGTACTTTTGAATATTATGGTGATCAAGATCTTATGTGTGGTGATATAGTGGATATCACTACCCTTAAGGGTAAAAATAAGGATATAGATACTGTTCAGAGTGGTAGATATATAGTAGGGAAGATTTATAGGCAATTTACTGCTGATTCAGAGCAAATGGTTACTAGAGTGACTGTCTATAGAGATAGTATGGGTACTGAAAATATGGAGGAAGTATAATGAGATTAGAATCTGCTGCCCACGCTATTGGTAAGGATGGATTCAATTGGTGGATCGGTCAGGTGGAAAATGATGGTTCAGATCCTGATAATGACGGTTCTAGCCCTAAGGATTATGATTATACCAATAAGGTTAAGTGTAGGATAGTAGGGTATCATAACCCAGATAAGGTTATACTACCTACTACTGATTTACCATGGGCTACATGTATGTTCCCTGTTATGTTTGCTCAGAGGAGTGGCATAGGAACTAATCAACAACTACAAATTGGTTCATGGGTTGTTGGATTCTTCATGGATGGTGCTTCGTCACAGTTACCTATGGTTATGGGTAGCATACCTGATGAGAATCCTGAAGGTTCTTATAAGAAGGAGCCCAAGGAAGGTGAGGAGAATAAAGGATTCCAACCCATCTTAGCCCCTGATTATATTGATAAGAAGATGGGTAAAGGTGGTGGATCACAAGTTGGTGGTACTGCTGATACTGTTAGTACTAATGATAAATCAGGTACTAATGAAGCAGTTCCTGAAAAATCAACTGATGAATCAGGAACTACTGTATCAACTGTTAATCCACGTGGAGGTGGTGCTGTAACTCCTGATGCTGGTAAAGCAGCAGATGAGAGGAAGAAATATACTATACATGTAGGTAATGGTAAATGTGGGACACCTTCTGATGTGAAGATAAAGGGTGCTCTCGCTGAGTTCTTAAAGTTTGCTAGAGGTGTTGAGAAGAATGATATAGGTGAATGGATTGATAAAAAGACTGGTAAGCTTGAGGATATGGAGGATAAGATAGAGGCCATTAGTGGTAGGATCCAGGGATTCATGGGTGGTGCCATGGGTAATATTAAAGGTACTGTCTTAAGTGAAGCAAATAAGCATATACAAAAGGTTGTTAATGATATAAAAATTCCCAATCCAGATTTACTACAACCTGCTAGAGATCAGTTAAAGAATATATCTGACCTTGTTAACTGTCTATTTAAGCAGATCTTTGATGAACTGGTGGATGTTATTGCTGGTATGCTTCGTGACCTACTGGAACAGGCTCTAGATGCTGCCTTATGCCTTGCTCAGGATATATTTGGCGATCTTTTTGGTGGATTGATGGATAAAATTATGGCGGGTTTAAACACTGCCCTAGGAATTTTACAAGGTGCTCTTGGTGCTATCAAGGGTGCTGCTGATATGATTCAAGGATTGTCAAGTAAGATCCTTGATCTTGTTGATATGGTATGTGACGGTGACCTATCATGTGCTTTAGGGTTATCGACCTTTGAGACTGGTGCTGGTGGCGGTAAAGAAGGTGAAGCAGATAAGAGTAAGAAGGCACAATCACAGTATGCTGATGCAGCAAAGGGAGCACTTAAGAAGAAAGGAACACAGATAATAGGCAGTGGTATACCCAACTCTCGTGGATTCACAACTGCTAAGACTTTGGTTGATGGTAAGTTTGTGAAGAAAGCCTTTAATACTGTAACTGGAGAGTTTGCTGAGGTTGGTGCTCCTGGAACAGGAATCAGTTCTAAATCATTTGAGAAGGGTAAGAGTTTAGTTGAGAAATTTGATAGTATCTATCCTATTCGTGATAGTGATGGTAAGATTAATTATGCTTCTCTGAACTGTAGTCCTGCTAATACTAGGAAGGCACCATGCTTCCCTGAACTTGTATGGGATAATGCTCAGTCTACATCTATTATTAAAGCATTACCTATTATTGATGATATTGGATCGATGGTCGGTATCTTTATGAGAGGTAAAGGATCTGATGTTGGTGTTACTGCTAAGGTCAGAGCTATGTTTACCTGTAATGAACCAGAGGGTAGTGGTGCTGTTCTTAAACCTATGGTTAAGAATGGTAAGATTGAGAAGGTACAGGTACTTAAGACAGGTATTGGTTATGGGTTAGATCCAGACAATACATACTGTCCTAGGGAGCAGGTCGTATATCTCATACCAGATGCTGAGTTACAAGATTATGCTGATGAAGGAGATCTATTATATTTCCAACCTGAATGGGGTAATGAGAACGAAGCTAAGATGCAAGTGGTTGCCTTTAACCACGAATCTACTGGATATATGTCCATTTCTACCTTAGATAAGGATGATCCTATACCTGAGGGTGTAGGTTTACAGACTGCTGGTGGTACATTTAAGTTTACATTGAATCCAGTTAAGAAATTCCTTGACCTTGCTATACCAAATAACGCTGTTGCTATATGGGCAAATTGCTCAGATCTATTGCCAGTACTAGATACTTTAGAGGTACCTAATGTTGGTGGTGGTTATACTAAACCAGTGATTAAAGTTGGTCCTGAAGAGATAGGTACTGTACCAGTAGACACTAAAGGTAGGTTATTGAAACCAGTGATTACTAAGAAGACTATTGGATTTGTTAAACCACGTATAGTGGATCCTACTGGTACAGGTGCTCAGTTAGTACCTACATATAATTACGTTGGTCCAACTAAATTTAAGGAATTATACTCTGCACAGACATACGTTGACTGTGTTGGTCACCCAGAACTATGACGGAATTGTTTCAAGGATCGGTTGTCGATAATGATAACCCTCAACACATAACCAAGTATCCAAAGAATTGGGTAATCAGGACTTCTGCTGGTCATACACTGGAGTTTGACAACACAGAGGATGGTGAACGCATCCGTATGTATCATGGTAAGTCTGGAAGTTTGGTGGAAATGGACGAGAATGATGATACATATGTCATCTCAAATGGACATTTACACCTAAATAGTGATAAATCTACCACCATTAAGGTGGGGAAAAACAAGAAGGACGATAAGCTGATCATTCAGGTTATCGGAGATGCTCACCTAAACGTGGAGGGAGACCTACACACAGAGGTTGAGGGAAATCGTTATGATCACGTTGACGGCGATTATGAGTTGAAGGTCAAAGGAGCAATCCAAATTGACTCTGCAACAAATATTGGTATTCAAAGTGATAATGAGGTTCGCATTAATGCTAACACTCTTAAGCAGCGACT